TTGTAGAAAATCCATATACACAGGGTTCAAGTTCAAATCTTACACTTGATAAGGCCAGTGCAGTATATGCTCTTAGATTAACTGGTACTGGTTATAGTTCAGCAACATTTACTCAGGACGCATACATCACTCAAACAGTTGGTCTTGGATCAACTGCTGTTGGTAGAGTTGTTTCATATGATCAAGTTACTGGTGTTCTGAAGTACTGGCAGGATAAGTCAACTGCAGGTTTTAGTACCAATGGTTCATTAAATCCTGATCCAACATATGGATTTAATATGAATAGATTTACCACCAATACTACTACTGGTGGTAGTTTTATGATTGTTGGAGGAAGTTCCAATTTAGGTATTGACACTGTTTTTACCGGTGTCTCAACCGTTCTAAATAGTCGTACATATTATCTTGGTCAATCCTTCACTAATGGTGTTTCACAACCAGAGTCTCAAAAGTACTCTGGAAACATTATTTTCCTTGATAATAGACCTTCCGTAACAAGGTCTTCGTCACAGAAAGAAGATGTAAAGATTATCTTGCAGTTCTAAAGAATTATGCCACAGGAAACTAATCTCAACGTTGCTCCTTATTTTGATGATTTCGATCCTCAGAGTAACTATTATAAGGTATTGTTCAAACCTGGATATCCCGTTCAGGCGAGAGAACTCAATAATCTTCAATCTGTTCTTCAGAATCAAGTTGAAGATGTAGGTAATCACCTGTTTAAAGAAGGTGCTCAGGTAATTCCTGGTAACACCACTTACAACTCAACATTTTACGCTATCCAGATTCAGGAAGAATTTCTTGGAATTCCTGTTGCGCTATATCTTGACCAGTTGATTGGGCAGAAGATTAGTGGTAGAGATTCTGGTGAGGAAACTAATCTCAACGTTGCTCCTTATTTTGATGATTTCGATCCTCAGAGTAACTATTATAAGGTATTGTTCAAACCTGGATATCCTGTCCAGGCCAGGGAACTTAATAATCTACAGTCCATTCTTCAGAATCAAGTTGAAGATGTAGGCAACCATCTGTTTAAAGAGGGAACTCAGGTAATTCCTGGTGGTACCACATATACTTCAACATTTTATGCAATTCAAATCCAAGAAGAATTTCTTGGAGTCCCTGTTTCTTTATATCTTGACCAATTGATTGGTAAGAATATTAGAGGTAGAGATTCTGGTGTAACCGCACAGGTTGTAAAATATATTACAAATGAAGAATCTGATAGAGGTAACTATACTTTATATCTGAACTATTTTGATTCTGGATCAGACTCTGAATCCAGTGTATTCGCAGAAAATGAAGTTCTTATAACAGATGTCAATATTAACTACGCAACCACTTTCATCTCTGCTGGTGAAGGATTTGCAAACACTATTACAGGAAGTGCATCAGCTAAAGGTTCTGCATTTAGTTTGAATGATGGTGTATATTTCTTGAGAGGTACCTTTGTTGATGTAACAAGCTCTACCCTCATTCTTGACCAATATAGTAATAAACCCAGTTACAGAATTGGTATTCAAATTCAAGAGAACATTGTTTCTTCTGATGTTGATCCGGCCCTAACAGATAATGCCCAAGGTTTTAATAACTACAGTGCTCCCGGTGCAGATCGTTTTCAGATCAAAACCACACTTGCCAAGAAATTACTTAATGACTTTGATGATTCCAACTTTGTTCAAATTGCACTAGTTGAAAACGGCATATTAAAGACTAATGTCAATAAGACCGATTGGACTCTTCTGAGACAAGAGCTTGCCAGAAGAACTTTTGACGAGTCAGGTAACTATTACGTTAAAGATTTTCAGGTTTCTACAAAAGAAAGTCTTAATGATGATCTAGGAAACAGAGGTGTCTATAAAGTAGGTCAGTTGACTGCTTCTGGAACTGAACCAAGTGATGATCTAGCACTTTATAAAATTACTCCTGGTAAGGCTTATGTTAGGGGATATGAAGTAGAAACTAGAGGAGCTACTCTTATTGATTGTCCAAAACCAAGAAATACAAATACACTTGAAGGACAGTCTATCAATTTTGGATTTGGTCCATCATATGAGTTAAACAATGTATTTGGATCTGCAAAGATTGGTTTTAACACTACAAATACACTGAGTCTCAGAGACGACAGAGTTGGAACTTCCGCAACAATCGCATCAGGAGATGAGATTGGTGTTGCAAGAATTTATGACTTTGCTCTTGAATCTGGTTCTTATGATAGTTTAGTACCAACAGCAAATAAGTGGGATATTTCATTATTTGATGTTCAGACCTACACCAAAATTACTCTCAATGAAGCATCTACCCTTCCCGTTCCAACTTTCATAAAGGGCTCTTCAAGTGGTGCCACTGGATTTATCAGGTATCCAGTCAGTGTAGGAACTGCAGTCACTGCGTATAACATTAAAGGAGAATTCTTTATTGGTGAAAATATTGAATTCGATGGTGTAGATGTCAATAATAGATATATAACTGATACTAGATCTTATGGAACCTCTGATATTCAGTCAGTATTTGGTATTGTAGGTACTGGCCAAACATTCTCAGCAGACTTAATCCCTCAGTCCGGTAGAGTTATTGGAAATGCAAATATTACTGGGGCTGATGCTGTTACTGGTATTTCGACAGTAACAAGTCCTCTTGTATCTTTTATTGGAATTGCTACTGTAGGTAACCTGGTTAGGTTTACATCTTCATCATCTACAAATATCCCGACCCTTGCAAAAATTACCGAAAATAATGGTACTTCAATTCAAATTACTGGGGTAACTACAGTAACAGGTGTTGTTGATGGTGGTTTACCTTCCTCCGACATATTCGTTAATGATATGAATCTGGTGAAGATTAAAAACCAAAAAAATATTAAAAGTGGAAATCTAACTACAAATCAAACACTTTATAGTGCTCTGGATAAGAGAAATATTGAGTCTGTAAACCTTTCATCATCAAGTCTTATTGTAAGAAGGCAATTTGATGATGTTACCATTAACTCTTCTGGTGAAACTAATACTGTAACTACAGGATTTGTGGATCAAGTTTTTCTCTCATTCGATGAGGAAAGATATATTCTGATACGTTCTGATGGATCCACCGAAGTTCTAAGTCAGGACAAGATGATCCTCACAGATGGTGGTCAAGATCTTCAATTTGTCGGTCTGTCTGGAGCAGATACCGGCGCAACTCTTATCACAACCGTCAGAAAGAGTAACGTCACCTCAAAGATTAAGAGTAAGTCGGTTTCAAATCAACTTATCATTGATAAGTCAACATTGGCTGCCTCTGGTACAAATGTAGGTAGTGGAGATACAACTCTTGATGATGGTCTCGTCTATGGTAACTATCCATTTGGAACTAGAGTTCAAGACTCTATCATTTCACTGAATACTACTGATGTAATTGAAATCTATGGTATTTTTGAGTCTGATACTAATGGAAATCCAGAGTCACCAACAATGACTATTGGATCTATGAACGGTCCAACTAATACTACAAATGATCTCATCATTGGTGAAACTATTGTTGGTGAAACTAGTGGAGCCAAAGCAATCTATCTGGTCAGAAACTCAGATACTAATATTGGGTTTATCTACTTGAATGGTACCATCTTTACAAAAGATGAAATTGTAACCTCCAGTCAGTCGGGGGTAACTGGTATTGCGGCAGATATTCTCAAAGGTTCTACTAATGTATCAACTGAGTATATACTTGATGATGGTCAAAGAGACAGTATCTATGACTACTCCAGAATTATTAGATTGGGTCGATATGATACTCCAACCAGAAAACTAAGAGTTTACTTCTGTAAAGCATTTTATGATTCTGCAGATACTGGGGATATTACAACTACAAATTCGTATAATTCTTTTGATTATACCTATGATATTCCCGAAGTTGAAGGTATAAGACTTACGGATATTATTGATGGTAGACCGAGAGTTGCTAACTATTCTGTACTAGAAAATTCTAGGTCACCATTTGAATTTTATGGTAGAAACTTTGACCATGGTCAACATAGTTCAAAGTTTGTTCTTGCCTCAGACGAATCAATAACACTTGACTACAGTTATTATCTTGGAAGAATTGATAGAATCTTCGTTGATTCTAATTCCAAGATTACTGTCAAGTATGGTGTTCCTTCAGATGAACCTAAACTTCCAGATGATATTAATGATGCAATGAATATTGCTAATGTATTTCTTCCTCCTTACCTATACCGGGCTGAGGGTGTAAGTGTACAATCTATTCAACATAAGAGATATCAGATGAAGGATATCTCCAAGTTGGAACAAAGAATTAAGAATCTTGAGTATTATAGTTCCCTGAGTCTTTCCGAGACCAATACTTTGAACCTGTTTGTTCCTGATTCAAATGGTCTTAATAGATTTAAGAGTGGTATTTTCATTGATAACTTCTCAACACTTCAACCTCAAGATAGTAAAATTGGTGTTAGGAATAGTGTTGATACAAAGTTAAAGACACTGAGACCTTCTCACTACACAACTGCGATTAATCTTGAAATTGGTTCAAATGCAATTGCTGGGATTGGTACAACCACAAACATAAGTCAGGATTCTAGATTTGCAACTATTGTTGGTAAGGGTATTAGAAGAAAAGGTCAATCTGTAACTCTTGACTTTACTGATACTGAGTACTTTAAGCAACCATTTGCAACAAGAGTCGAAAGTGTAACACCTTTCTTGATCAAATTCTGGAATGGTTCTATTGCTCTTGAGCCGGATGTTGATATCTGGATTGATATTAATAGAATGGAGACTCGTGCAGTTACTATGGAAGGAAATTTCTTATCAACGGCAGAAGCTCTTGGAGCAGAAATCACAACCAATGAAGATGGTTCTAGAGTTGGTATCACACCTATCCAATGGGACTCTTGGGAAACTACTGGTGTCAATGTAGATACTGAGGTTACACAAACTCACGATCGCCGTTATTGGGGATGGCCTTACTATGGCCGTTGGTG